GGTATTTCGCGACCGCAGTTTCTTTTTAGAGACAGAATTTACCAAACCTAATCGTAAATGTTACCTTCTCTCGCAAAATGTTTGTTAGACTTCGGTTCAGCAAATAGGAGTGTCTATGCCATCTACAGGTGGAATCAAAATCGGGTCAAGCTATGACGAGGCCCGTACAAGAAAGGTCAACGCAGAAGCGGAGATCGCAGAGCTAGAGCTGGCAAGGGTTCACGGGACGCTAGTGCTGGCTGCTGATGTGGTCCAGGCGTGGGAAGATGTACTGGGCGCATTGAAGGGCAAGCTGTTATCGATCCCTACCAAGGCTGCTCCCGTAGTCTCAGCAGAATCTGACGCTGCTCTGTGTCAGCATATCCTTGAAGATTTATTAAACGAAGCATTAGAAGAGCTAAGTAATTATGAGCCAATCATCGATCCCGCATCGACCAGCGGAGTTAGTGACGCACCTGAAGACAGCGATCCAGGGTCTAAAGCCGCCACCAAGACTAAGCGTAAGCGAGTGGGCCGACCAAAGAAGACGACTGGATTCGCAGACAAGTAGCGAGCCGGGTAAGTGGCATACTAGTCGAGCAGAATACCAGCGCGGCATAATGGATGCTTGTGCTGATCCAGAGGTAAGAGAAGTCGTCGTGATGGCAGGCGCGCAGTTAGGTAAGTCTGAGGCAATCCTAAACATCATTGGCTACCACATCGATAATGACCCGTCTCCCATACTATGCCTTCAGCCTACGCTTGAGATGGCTCAGTCGTTCTCCAAGGATCGTGTTGCTAACGGTCTGCTAAAATCTACTCCCTGTTTACGAGGCAAAGTAAAAGACCCTCGCGCAAGAGACAGCGGTAATACAACATTGCACAAGTTGTTCCCTGGTGGCAGCTTAACTCTAGTTGGCGCTAACAGTCCCTCCGGCTTGGCATCCAGACCTATTCGCCTGGTCTTATGTGATGAGGTTGATCGGTATCCTGCTAGTGCCGGGTCGGAAGGTGATCCTATCCAGCTTGCAAGAAAGCGAGCTGCTACGTTCTGGAACCGAAAGATAGTTATGGTGTCTACTCCCACCAATAAGGACGCAAGCAGGATCGAGGAAGCGTTTGAGGCATCTGACATGCGGTTCTATCAGGTGCCGTGTAAGCACTGCGGCCATATGCAAAAACTACAATGGTCTAATGTGCGGTGGATCGAGAAGAACCCAGATACGGCTGGGTACATGTGTAGTAGCTGTAGTGTTGTTTGGACTGACTCTGATCGCCGCTGGTCTATCCGCAATGGCCAATGGATTGCTGATAAGCCATTTGAGGGTATCGCTGGATTCTCTATCTCTGGCCTGTATTCTCCGTGGACACCTCTGTCGGATGGGGTAAGGGACTTCCTGGCTATGCGGAAGAATCCCGAGCAGTTGCGAGTATGGACTAATACCTATCTCGGAGAGACCTGGGAGGACCAAGGCGAATCAATTGATGATTATTCTTTGGCGGAGAGGCGCGAGGCATACGGTGAAGGTATACCCGAAGAGGTCATATTCTTAACTTGCGGAGTAGACGTTCAGGATGATCGACTTGAGCTAAGTATTATCGGCTGGGGTCGAGATGATGAGTCTTGGGTTATTGACCATAAAATTCTATATGGCGATCCGTCTACGCCACAACTTTGGACCTCGCTAGATAGCCATTTGTTCACTACTTACTTAACCAACGATGACAGGCAGCTTCCGATAAGGGCAACCTGCGTAGACTCTGGTGGCCACTTTACAAATACGGTATACTCGTATGCCAAGAAAAACTATTCGCGCAGAGTATTCGCTATCAAAGGTGTTGGTGGTGAAGGTAAGGCGATAGCTGGTAGGCCGTCGAAAAATAATATAGGTAAGTGTATGTTATTTCCGATTGGCGTTGATACCGTTAAAGACCTGTTGTTCGCTAGGATGCGAATAAAAGATGAAGGTCCAGGTTATATTCATTTTCACGATGATTTGAATGATGAATATTTTAGACAGTTAACTGCTGAGAAGATTGTTACTAAGTTTTCTAGAGGATACAAAAAGCGAGTATTCCAGAAGATTAGACCAAGAAACGAGGCATTAGATTGCTTTGTATATGCTGTTGCGGCATATGCAATTTTAAATGTAGATATTAACTCGATTGCTGACAAGCGTGATAATGAATTACCGCAGCAAGAGATAAAGGCAGATAAGCCTAAACGAAACTCGTTTGTGCCTAAAACAAATAGAGGTTTCGCAAATTCTTGGCGTTAAAGGGTAGATAAATGGCAAATGCGTTTGATGCGGCTAACGCTAAAGAGGGCGTTCCTACACAGATAGTCATTGGTGACTATGTTCAGTGGAAGGTGTCTGGGCTAGTTGATGATTATCCAACTGATTCCTACACATCTACTTTCATAGCCCGGCCTACGTCTGGCGGCTCAAATGATATCAGTGTCTCAGGCTCAGGCCAGACCACTCATTATCTTTTCACTATATCTAGCACTGTTAGTTCAAAAATTGCAAAAGGATATTATTCCTGGCAGCTAAAGATAACGAGGAACTCTGATAGCGCGACAGTTGTAGTCAATCAGGGAAACTTGGAGGTTCTGACAAATCTAAGTACATCAACCTCTGATACTAGGTCGCACTCAGAGATTATGGTAAGCAAGATAGAATCTTTGCTGTCCGGCAAGGCTGACTCAGACGTATCAAGTTATTCTATTGCGGGCCGATCTTTGACTAAGTTGTCGTTTCAAGAGCTGCAAGATGCTCGGACGTTCTACCGTGGTGAAGTGACCAGAGAACAGAACAACGAAGATTTAAAGAATGGTCGTAAAGGCGCGTCAACTATACAGGTAAAGTTCTAAATGGCACTTTTTGATTTCCTCAAGCCGAAGAAGGCACCTGCGAAGCAAGTCTTTAAGAGGGCTTACGCAGCAAATAACCAAGGCTACCTTTTTAGTGACTTTAAGGCATCTGAGGCTAGTGCTGACACTGAATTACGGCCAGCATTAAAGAATTTGCGCGCTAGATCGCGTGATTTGGCAAGAAACAACGAATATGTACGCAGATATTTGGACTTATTGAAGAATAATGTCATTGGCGACAAAGGCTTTAATGTCCAAAGCAAGGCTTATGATAGCGTAGGAAAGCTTGATACAGATGGCAATCAGCGCGTAGAAATGGCGTTTAAGTCTTGGGGGATGCTTGGAAATCCGACTGTAGACGGAAAAATGACCTGGATTGACGCACAAAAGCTGGCAATTGAGGGTTTAGCCCGTGATGGCGAAGTATTTATCGTCAAGCATCGTGGTGCATCGTTCAAAGACTCGTTTGCAATTGAGTTTATCGAGCCGGACCAGGTTGATGAGCAGAAAAACGAGCGTTTATCTAATGGTAACGAGATTCGCATGGGTGTTGAGCTTGATAAGTTCAAAAAGCCTGTCGCTTATCACGTTCTGTCCTATCATCCGGGCGATTACGACTATACGACCACCGGAAAGTCTGCAAAACACATAAGAATCCCTGCTGATCGCATGATTCATCTTTTTAAGACGTATCGAGCGGGTCAGACCCGTGGAGAGCCTTGGTTATCGTCTAGTATCTCTGCATTGAAGCAGCTGGGCGCGCTGAGAGAGGCTGCTATCGTCAATGCACGAGTCGGCGCATCTAAGATGGGATTTTTTACCTCTCCGGGTGGAGATGGATTTGTAGCTGATGAGTTAGATGGCAACATGCCGATCATGGACGCTAGTCCAGGCACGTTCCACCAGTTACCTAATGGCGTAGACTTTAAGTCGTTCGACCCGCAGTATCCAAACAATGAGTTTGACCCCTTCCACAAATCAGTATTGCGTGGTATCTCGGTGGCTATGGGTGTTGGTTACACGACCCTTTCTGGCGATTTAGAGGCGACCAGCTATAGCTCTATCCGTCAGGGCGCGCTAGAAGAGCGTGACAACTATAAAAACTTGCAGCAGTTTATGCATGACCACTTCATCTGCCCGATCTTTGGTTCATGGTTAAGCAGCGCGATGGAGCTAAATACGTTTGGCATACCGATTAGACAGTTCGATAGGTTCTACAACTCTGCACACATAAGAGGCCGCTCGTGGTCTTGGGTAGACCCGCAGAAAGAAATGACTGCTGCTGTTATGGGGATGAAGAACGGTATCCTCAGCCTACAAGACGTTGCTTCTCAGTATGGTAAAGATGTAGAAGAGCTTGTTTCGCAGATTGCGAGAGACCGAGATACTGCTGAACAGTTTGGTGTGAAATATGCTCTTGAACCGTTCGGAGCAAACCTAAATGCTGTTGATCCTGATATAATTGGTGAAGATGATGCCGAAGTACAAGGGTAAGGAAATTAGCACCCGTCCTAGTGACGGAATGGTGTCAGAAGCCAACAAAGGTTTAGAGTGGCGCAAAGAGCATGGCCGTGGCGGCACAGAAGTTGGTGTAGCCCGTGCAAGGGATATTAAGAACAGGAAAGAGCTTTCGTTTGATACCGTAAAGAGAATGTATTCGTTTTTCTCGCGGCATGAAGTTGACAAGAAAGCACAAGGTTTTAGACCGGGCGAGAAAGGCTATCCATCCGCAGGAAGAATAGCGTGGGCGCTTTGGGGTGGAGATGCTGGATTTTCTTTCTCTAGCAGGATTGTTAAGCAGTTAAAGGCTAGTGACGAAAGGTCTGAAGACGTTATGGAAGAGAGAGCAGAAGTTTCCGGCGGCGTTAAAAAGGCATTGGCCAAGAAAGCTGCTGACCATAATGAGAAGGTCGGAGATGCCGCTAGCAAGAGAACTAGCACTAGGACTTTGGAGGCGGTGTTTAAGCGCGGTATAGGCGCATATAAGACCAATCCAGGTTCGGTAAGGCCAACGGTCAAGTCGCCTGAGCAATGGGCTTACGCAAGAGTT